ACAAAGGGTATCAGCCTGTATATCCACCTCTCTATACGTTCCATCGCATCACAGCAAGCAAACGGCAAAAATACCAGTGAGGCACATCATCAGCCTGTTCAAGCAATATGTTCAACTTATCTTCTTCCATAAATAGTTTTTAAGCATAAAAAAAGCGGTAAAACCGTTGGGAATTACCGCTTTACAGCTTAAACGATACTGATCATTCATTGTAATCTATCACATCATGCAAGGATATAACTTTATAAGCTACAGGGATACCATTAACAGTTTGTACTTTTATATCAACTTGAAATAGTTTTCTTGTAGGATTGTTCTCCGAATAAAGGATACGTTGTTTCAACTCATCCGTTTCAAATACTACTGCAATTTTCTTTCCCTTGAAAATATCGTCAATAATGGCCTTATTTCCTGTATTAGAACCTGCATCGCTTCGCACTTGATAAATCTGCATCAGCACACGGTTGTAAATTTCATCATGTGAATCTATCGATCTTCTTTCAATTTCATCCCGCTCAAGCTGATTCTGTGCACTATTACTTCCCTGAAAATTGAAAGTGCAATTATTGAATATATTGCACTTATTACCTTTTGATATTGCACCTATCGTCATTTCTCCGTTGTTGTCTCCGGCTGTCACAGTAAGAAAGTCCTTAAAATTCTTGATTTCGCTTAAACCAAGTTTAGGCTTTTCGCCTATCCCGTTTGCATAATATTCAAGAACATTCTTAACGTATGAAGAAAATTCAAATATGATATTCATATTCTCTAAAAAAGGGAGTAATCCTGCGGTCACTGTTTCGCACAGAAAAATATCAATACAACCTTCCTCTATCTTTTCAACATATAGTTTTGCATGCGAAAGGTCTTTACTTCCACCTTTTTCTTGAGCGAATATAGAAAACAAATTTCCTATGGCATTTAATGAAGTCACAAATTCAGAAATTTCTATCGGCTTGGAGTGTTCTATATGCAATAGAATAACATCCACATTATTATCTTTCATTTGCACATCTGGTTTATAACATTTGTAATATAATATATTTATCTTCTATATATGAATGTATTACAAATATAGTAATAAATGATATATTATCAATACAATTAATTGTTAATTTACAAATATACAAATTCTTTCCAATTCTTACAAAATTGAAAAGAATTATATAGATAAAGACTTGTAAAAACGGTAATTTCAACAAGTCAAAGAACGCTTCTGTTCGATTATTATTTTTCCAGTCCCTTTCTACAATGTTCACATAAAAATTTCTTCGCTACCGGAAACATCTTCTGCCCCACATATCCGCTAAGATACTGCGCTTCCTCACCATAGGGATCAATCCCGAAAGCCTTGGAGATATGCCGGCACAAATGACCTTTTTCGTGGTCCCACGAATTTTGAAACTCTTCGGGGGTAGAAGTCAAAGAGATAACCATTACCGTCTCTCTTCTCCTGTAGTCCGAATAGGTTAGACCGGTATTCATTCTGCCTTCGGTCAGATTGCGATACGCACGCTTGAGGGAATCCCCCCTGCATCCTATACGGTACAGGTCCATAATGATCCGATCCGCCCAATAGGTGTGTACCGCATAATACACTTTGACGTGCCAGTCCCCATATTTTGGTATGTAGAACTCCTGAACAATCATATCACATCCGACCAGATTACAGGAATCCCTTTACCTATACAGGTGGCAAAGAACTCGTCAAACGCCCTGCAAGGATCGCCATCAATATCATCAAGGTAGCATTTTATATGCTTGCACAAATGTGCCTCGTCAACCAATGATTTTTTATAGAAATCCGCTTTCAGCATGTTTGCGACATAAGCAACGTCATAACCCTTGTCGTGCTCGATGGTAATTCCGTTCGCTTTCAGCATATCGTCCACTTCGTCTTTGCTCCACGGCTCCAACTTTTTTTCTTTACCCGTGGTTTCGTCTTTCACTTTCATTTTTGAGACGGCCCATTCATAAAGTTTCTTGCTGAAATGAAAGCCGTATGCTTCCAGATATTCCCTCATGCCAGATGGGAATCTGCTGTATGTATCCAATCTCTGTTCCATAACCTTTGTTTAAAAAGAGGGGCATTCCACCCCTCCACCATTAATAAAACTCACCGTTGGCGCGTCTGCGTCTGCGTTCTCCCATGTCATCCATACGCGGATATTCAGGGAAATAGCCGGGATATCTGCGTTCTCCCATACCTGATCCTGAATAATTTCTTCCGCCATCACGGAAGCCCATGTCTCCATGAATCTCTCTCATGGCCTTTTCATAACCGTGGCGGCAGCCTTCCTTGTAGGCTTCTTCCACCTCGTCACCTCTCATACCGAAGCCGCGTCCGTAATCGTCACGCCCTTCTTCTAATATTTCCCACATTCCCATAATCATTTCTTTGTTTTGGATGTTTCAACCACTCCGAGCTGTTCCATAAGCCGTTTGTTCAATTCCATAAGGTCAGACATGTTCTTGCTCATTTCCGCCATTTGCCCTTTCAGAGAGGATATTTCCTGCTCCTGACGTTGTTTCTCGGCAAATTCAGGGTTCAAGAGCGTAAGCATCTTGTCACACCCTGCAATGACGGAATTGTGAAAATCCATGCTGTTGATGATGTCTATGCTTTTCTGTTTCATAGAAGCGACCTCGTTATTCATCGCATCACGTGAGCATGACACTACGATATTGCCGTTCTGTCCGAAGTCGGCTATATCCATGCCGGCAGGAAGATTTTGGAAAGTCGTGTTCTGCCCGTTGATACAGACAACAACATCCACAACCATTTCCATTTGGGGCAACTGTCCCATAGGGGATGCCATAGGATATTTCGGCTTGGGAGCGGAAACGCTGACTACCGGGCCGTATTCGATAAACGGGTTAGCATCCTTATGAAGTATATATAACTGGTTATTGGTACGAAGTGATTGAAACATATTGGTTTAATTTTAAAGGAGTGTGGCTATTTCCATTTGGGAAACCACCACAAAACTCCATGTTAATTATATTACTTGCTCCGTAAAGAAGCGGTTTCTACTGTAGGAGCCGGAGCCGTTGTCGGTCTGTATCCTCCATTAACAAGATACAGTTCGTTGGTGTACTTGTTGTAGTGAATCTCATAGATACCGGTTCCAGCCAAGTTTGCAACAGTCACAGGCTCATTGTTATAAGCCATCAACGGTCTTGTGTCCCCGTTAGTCCCTATCAATATCGGAAGGGTTGCAGTCGTACCGGCAGGAATCGCCTGACGAAGATTGACATAGAACCCTCCGACATAATCCCTGTTACGGAACGCATGGTTAGGGAGTTCAAGAGTAACATTCTCCGTACCGACTGTCACAGCCACCGTAGGAAGAGTATTGAAGTTTGCTCTTCCGATTGATGGAAACGGGAACGGGAATCCTGTAAAAAAGTTAGGCCACATATCTACCTCCTTTCTTACCGGATTAACCCCAGTAGTTATTGCAACCGCATCCGTAACCACCACGGCCATATGCAGCATCACCGGCATAGGCTCCAAAAGCAGCAGCTCTGTATGTGTCAAGATTTACGCCAACTATGTTAGGGAATTGTACCGGGACAGTGTTGGGTAATTTACATTTTATTCCATCAACATCGCTTTGCAATGCCTGCAATCCGGCTGCCAAAGGAGCAATCTGTTGTCCTACTGCGTTCAGGATAGTGGCGTTCTGGTTACGCTGAGAGATTTCGGCTGTTAAAGTAGCCTTTTCCGCAGTAAGAGATGCGATCTTGTCCTGCAATGCCTGATTTTGAATAGCGTCAAGTTTGGCAAGGATGGCATTCGTGTTGGCTGTCGCACCATCACGCAATGACAATGTGTTCTGGTTAGCAGTGTTGACTAATGTGTTAGTCTGGTTGCACATTGCGAGCTGGTTCTCGTACCCCATTGTGGTGATGGCGTTCTGCGTCTTGCAGCAGCAGTCTGCCAACTGGGTTGCAAGAGCGGAATTGCCAGCTTGGATGCTGTTGATGATTTGTTGGCTGCTCATGCCAATCTGACTGCCAATGTTGCAGAGCTGGGTAGAAACAGCATTGATGGCAGATTCAATTTGTCCGACAGAACAGTTGATGGAACTTGCCAATTGGTTAAGATCAATTCCATTACGCTGGATAGCTGACATAATCATCTCACGTTCGGCTGAATTGCCTTGGTTGTTGTTGCCGCCAAATCCGAAGTTCCCGTTACCGAAGATGGCTGCAATCACAATCAATGCGATGATGTCCTGAAAACCGCCATTGTTTCCGAAGAAACCGCCGTTTCCGTTTCCTCCCATCAGCCCCATCAGATAGCCAGTGTCAATTCCACGGTTCTGCAAGGACGGAAGAATGGACGCAAGCAGGCCATTGTTTGCGCCGGTTCCACCGTCTTGGTTAAAAACATAAGTTCGTTCCATAAGTATTTGTATTTTGTATCCGGTCAAAATCGACCGTGCACAAAAGTATATAGATCATAACTCATGGAAAATCAGTTGTTTCCCAACAAATTCTTTATATCGTCCCAATATATTCTCATCATTTTCCCACTCTCCATCCTCTCATGGAAATTAGATATCATGTAATTGACAGCACGTTTAGTTTTGTGGATATGAGCGGCTATTTGCGAAGGGTACATACCGCTTTCGAAAAGAAAAAATACAAGAAGATACCGGGCATCTACAGTTTCCATATTCTTATCAGATGATAATATTTGGTCTACAGACACTTCTGTTTCTTTTGAAACAATATTAATTATTTTGGCAAAGATTTCTGACTTGCACATGTTTTTTTCTAATTTTTATTCTTATCTTTGCCATGCCACATAAAACAAGATATTGACGAACAAAGCATAAGACACTGCACGTTGAAGATATTTTAGCCTCCAACGTGCAGTGTCTTATGCTTTTATCATGTTTTTATGTGGCAATATTAATATGAGCGTTGGGGGCTTTTTTTTGATTCTAAGCCCCTGAAAGAATTACTTTTGTTAAATGAGTTTTTATGTGCCACGCTTCTACCTGTGGCATTCTGGTTACTATTTCATCTTGCACCTCCTTTCTGTTGATTACCATATTCTATAACTTATTCCTGCGACAACCGCAGGAGAAAAACCATCCTTACCAAATCCATAACCGGCTGTTATCCCCAGTCCCCATCTTTTAGGTTTTATCTTAACCGTGTGATAGATATCGTTTGTTACTGTCTGTGTTTTAGAGCAAACATAGATACTATCTAGGTTAGGTCTGTAACCACTCACATAAGCGATGTAATCACTATCTCTGTATATCTTCTGCTCAACAGGAAGAATAGTGTCTCCTACATGGATTGTATCACCATCATGCCAGCACAGTACAGGGGAAGGAAGATAATACTTTACCGTATCTCTCTTTACAATGATAC